TATCTAAACCAACATCTAACGCAACACCGACTGCGTCAGAAGGACTTGGGGCCGCTCTCTCAAGTTGTTTTTGAGTAATTCCGCCCTCACCCTCAGGAGTAAAACCAAGCTTACCAGCAGAGAAGTTTGTCGTCGCAGGACGATAGTTATCGTTAAAACCAAAACGCTTTTGCGCAATATCCTTACCCGTTGGTGCTAAACTTGGGTCCTCACCAAACTGATTAGCAAACGCTTTACCAGCGCCTACGATGTTGCCAAATACAGAGGGTCTTTCCTTACCAAACTCAGGAGTAGTTCGCACAAGTTCGTCAAAACCAGCACGAACAGGAGCGCCCGCATATTTGTCGTAAGTCTCGCCGATAGTTTGAATAACGCCTTTAGGCTCAGCACGAGATGGACCGACCTTCGCGGCAATCATCTTATCAAGCTCATCGTCCGGGATAGACGACAAACTCTTTTGCTTGATCATCGCATCAAGTTCGCTATCGCTCATTGTTTTTAAATCGGCCATCCATTGCCTCTATTTGTTTTGCGCGGTGCCTTGTTTTTGTCGCCTAATCTTTTCGGCCATTAGGTCCTCTAGAGAGGGGCCGGCTGATTCTTTTTTCTTATCGGCCACCGTTGTGTTTAGATTTTCCCAGGCTTTGCCCGACGCGGTTTTAAAACCATCAATAACAAGCTGACGGTTAGCGGCCTTTTGCGCAAGCGTATCGGGGTCGTCACCATATTGAGGAAAATACTGCAATTCGCCGCTAGCGCGTTCGTCTGGTGAAATACTTGCCCCAGACTCTTTTCTAAGAGCGGCGTTTAAGAAGTTTCGTTTGGCCTGCTCGAACATTTGGGTCTTTTTACCCTGCGCGCTATTTGGTAACATCCGCGCTATACCGCCACTGGCGCCGGTTAGATCGGCATCTGCATCTTGCTCTAAACCAGCGATAATATCGTTTGATTGCTGCAGCCGCTGTCCATAGATTGCCGTGAGTCTTTCGCCCTCGGTTGTTTTGGTTTCGGCGGAGTCTTTTTTTGCGCCAGCCAAAACTATTTCATGCCTTCGATCGGCCTCGTCTTTTTTGGTTTTATACGCAAGCTCGCTTTGTTTTTCCGCACCGCTTCTTAGTTTATATAGACCGTCCTGACCGTCGGGCGTTCTTAGCGAAACGGCGTCGGGGTCACCTTCTTTTGTCGGAATCCATTTTTCAAAAAAGCCGCGATTTTCCTCGGCGGTCTTGGCAAGTCTGTCGTCAGCCTTCAGCTTATTCGCCGCATCAAGCGCTTTGTTGTCCATTTTTACTTTGTAGACGTCACGAGCGATAGATATTGCGGACGCCAACAAATCAGCGCCATCATCTTTCCTGCCCGGCATGTTAACTGCGACTGGCATTAGTAACCTCGCATCATTCTGCGGTCACGCGGTGAACTTGCAGACGACTGATTGGCCGACCCGCCTTGAGCGTTAATCTGCTCACCGAGTGATGTTCCGGATCCGCTTTTAGGAGCATCCTTCAGCATATCAGTCATGCCGCCAGCGCCACCCATTTTGGATTTCAGGTAGCCCATACCAAGGTCTTTGGCGGCACCCATAATCCCGTCACCCATATCGTCCTTTTTCTTTTCGACACCCATGACCTGAACAGCCATTTTAATACCCTTGGTTTTGTTGTTTTTGTTGAGCAGATTTCTTAATCGCCTCATCTAAAACCGGGGCGAGGCTTTCCCTTGTCTGAGCGTCCGCTTGGTCTAATGCAGATCGACCCTGCTTAAGAACATTATTTGGGTCCGATGAAATATTCCCCATTCGCCGATCGACGGGCGACGATACTTGTTGAACCGGAGCTTTTTTAGATGCGCCGTCTAGTAAATTCATTGCTGCCGGAATGGCAGCGGCCCAGAACGCCATTGTTTTATCTCCCTAAATTTTTTAAAAGCTACCGCTACCAAAACCAGCACCGAGATTATCTTGACCCGTCCACCCACCGACGACACTTCCCGCCTTTTCGCCCAAGAATCCGCCACCGATCAACGACTCAGTCATAGACTTTTTATTAAACTGCTTGGTTGCCATATCCATATTAAATTTCGAAACTTCTTTATCGAAATCAAACTGCTCGCTAGCCATTTTAAACTGCTTAGCAAACTGTGAGTTCGCATCTTTTTGAACTTGTTTCTTAAAGTTCATTTCTTTGTTGAATAACTTCTCTGAGAAGCCGCGTTGCAATGCCGATTCTTTCGACGTGAATGCCCTATTTCGGAACGCCTCATCTGCTTCAAACTTGCGACCGAGTTGAGCTTGGTAAGACGCAAAGTCTTGTCCAGCTTCACGCTCAGATTTAGCAAAATCACGTTGCGCCTGTATCTCGTCAGCCTGGGCCTGTGCGCCCTCTCTTTGTGCTTCAACATCAGATAAAGCATTTTGTTTTTGTTTATTAAGCTCGTCTGTCTGTTGACCCTGAAGCTTAATAAAAGCACCAGAGTTTTGATTGCCACCAGCGACCGCTTTACGAGCCAAGCCCTCTTGTGCTTGTTGCTGAGCCGCGCCAGCGTCTTGTTCAACTTTACTGCGAAGTACATCAAAGCGACGGTCAATCCGCGACGCGTTGGGACTAGCGTTTGGGGGTAATGCCATTATCGTCTCCCTTTCCTGTTATATCCAAATTGCATACTTACTATTTTGAATTTCTGATTCACTGTATTTTGATTGCTGAAACGCAATTGTAATCTTTTGCCGCGTAATTGACCAAAGTAAAGCTTTTGCTCACCCTCGGCTTGACCGCCACCCCAGTTGTCACGACCCCAAACCATTGTGCCCCATAGTGATCCGCCAGGATTGAGACTAACTTGCAAAACGTTACCGTCACCAAGGTCAGAGTCGGTGCGGTAATTTAAATTCATGAAATAAGCGCCGGCCTTTTCATAAAGCAAGTTGGTGTATCTAAAGTCTTTGTAGGTCTGCTCATCACCCGGAATACCGCTAAACTCTTTAGTCCAGAAATACGAGTTAATTGCCGCGCCGTCGTCGTTATATTGATCAGCCTTTAACATCTCGTGAACAAAGCCGACCGCTGCGGATGATTGATAGTAAAGCTTGCCGTTATAAACAGTCATCTGCTCGGCAGATAAACCAGTCCACGGAACCCAAGACGCCTCTTGTTTCTTAGTCAGGTTTTCAATCGAGAAATCGAAAACAAACATGCGGTTATTTGCAGTAGCATCCGAACCGTTAGCGAATGTGATGTAAGCCTTGTTTTGGAAAACCATCGCGCTAATACGGCCGACAAATGATTCAGACATATCGAAAACATCAGGCTCAATACGGTCTGATTTCATATCAGAACCCGCAGCAGATACCGTGAGCAAGGTCGCCTCGGGATCGACAGCGTTACCAGCAACAGCGGCAAAGCCCACTATCTTAGCGTTCTGGATAGCGGGGAACATGATCTTGTTGTTGTAGCTGAATAGGCCGAACGGGCTTTTAGATCCGTAGCTAGATCTAAGCTTAACAAGCACCCACTCAGTATCGTCAGGTGACGGCATATACTCAATATATGCGCCGTTACTTGTGAATATCAGCAGACCGTTATCGTGAACCGCTAGACCGCGAATTAGATCGCCAGAGTTATCGCCGACCTGAAAGAAGTTAGTCGCTGGGAACACATACGGGTTAGACCCGTTCGCATCAATATCGGAGTACCAAATAAAACTTGGGTTTGCCGTATCGTTACAGAATAGACGCCCCTGATGGTTAATAATTATCGAGTAATTGGGTGGCTCACCGGCATCACGCGGCATTTCAGCCCCAAGCTGACCATCAATTAAGTTATCTGTGGTTGTAGTCGCTGTGTTGTTAGCAATCTCGCCAACCCTGAAGTATGTGGCGAACGAATTATTCTTGGTTCGGTAAAGCCTGCGTGCATTAACACCGTGTGATGCGGGTGCTGTGGCAATACCCGATACCTGCACCGTTGCTGATGCCGCAGTAAACGTTACCGAGATCGGTCCGCCGTCACTTTCAACCAGGGCCGAGTTTACGTTAGTATATCTGTAGAGATATAAGCCCGTAACGAAACCAGTTGCAAAGCTTGCGGCGGTTGCTGTTTGCGTTGGTGCCGGTACGCCGTGCCTTGTAAACGCACCGTTATATTTATATGGGGTTACGTTTCCGTTACCAAAGAAAATGTAATTCTCTTGCTCCGCCGCGCCAACACGAACACCGGCTGTGAACACCGATTGAGCTGATGGGATTGTGTTAAACGTTGTTCCCGACGCGACGTATAAACTACCGTTCCAGAAAGCGCACATACTCTCAACGCCGGTTCTATCGTGACGCGTATATAAACCATCACCAGCAAAGCTACCGACTGAAGCCGTGTTGAACTTAGTAACACCGGGCCTTGTTTCGACCGCACCGTTTGTGAACACGACGTTTAAAGCATCAGGCGACTCGTTATCGAGAATTAGATGCTTCTCGTATTTGCTATTTTTCCCACCGTCAAAGTTCTGACGTTGCTTGGCGGGATAGATTATGTCGTGATCGCGACTCACCGATATAACCTCGACTCACGGTTAAGCGTATCCATATCCCTGACGACGACAAAGCGGTCTGCTACTAATTTCTCTCTCTCAAGAGATGAGACGATTTTCTTACTTTCTTTCCAAGCGTTTAAAAACCTATCGGCAATCGCGGGGTTTTGATCCTGCATACACATTGCCCACAAGGCATAGTCAGCCAAGAATGGGTGATAAACAGCTGGGACATCAAGCGTTCCAAGCGAACTCGGAACCGACGGCATATCGTAGGTGTAAAGTTTTAATGTTACACCGGCCTCGTTCGTGCCCGGCACTGGCCTCAGATATAAAGCATCGCCCCATTGCTGGTAATACTCGGGACGACCTGTCATCGTTTCGTTTTCGTTATCGCCAGTGAAAACATCGTCACTTAGAAAATCGTTCGGATCTAGCTTATCGCCGTCGTAGGTAATACGAGCAATCTTTAGCGCACGCTCCGGCCAATCATACTCACGTTGGTCAGCAACCGTTGTCGTCGTGTATACGCGCTCGATACAATCAAACTCGATCGATAGCTCAACTTGCGCTTTATAGAAGAAATTAAATATCTCTGTTTGCGGAAAAAATGTATCACCAACAGCGTTGTATCTTTGTCTTACGAATGTTTCTAAATCAGTAGGGGTCATACCAACGTCCATGTTGTTTGAGTGTTCACTTGCGTCGTGTACGTCGCATCAGTCGCGCTAATAGTAGTATAACTGGTTAACGGCCGACTTTCCGCATTTGCCGAGGTAACAAATATGATGTTATAGCCCCGCGGATCCATCAGCCCCTCGTAAGACATATCACCAGTAACGTTTAGGATTTGGTTAAAAGTTCTTTGGAAAATTGCCTGGGGGAAAACAGCGTCAGCTAAAGCTAGTGACTCGCCTATATTCTTGTAAACTATCTCAATTACTTCGCCGTTACCGTAACCCCAATTATCTCCCCAAAGCATCACGCCCCACTTATTTGGTACATCAGCACCAAATAAATTTAGTCGGTTCGTGATTGTTTTGACGAAACTGGCCATTTCATTTCTAGCTCAAAGTTACCTGTGTAATAACAACCAAACTATCGCTAGCGCCCTTGTTAATCACGGCTTCCGTGTCTCTTGAGAAAAGAGTGCCCGCTGCAGATGTATCAAATAGGCCGTACTCGACAATCGCACCAGTTCCAACGCCAGCCGCAAACGTTGCGTAAACACTGTAAACCGCAGCGCCACCAGTAAAGCTGGCAGTCCCCGCAGATCTAGCAGTCTCAACGCTCATAGCAGTATCGGCCGCAGTTTCAGCGGTTCCGCCTGTACCAATCGCGATAAAGTAAAATGGGTTTCTTGTAGCAGACGCCGCAGCAGAGGCGAGGTAATTAGCCAGCGCCTCTTTACCCGCAGTCGTGATCACATTCTTACCGTGAACATGTTGTTTAACAGCGCCGTCAGAACCATAAAGGGTCATGTCCCAGTATCCGTTGATTTGTACGACGCCATTACTCATTAGACGGTAGCCTCTTTTGTTGCGGTTTTACCACGCTTAGTAGCTGCGATCTTTGCACCCTCAGTGTCAGCAAAAGCCTCTTCTGTGAATGCGGACTCGTATGCTTCTAGCTCTGCTCTAGATCCGAAGATCTTCCCGTCTTTATGTGACTTATATGCAACAACTTGGTTAGTGGTACTTGGCTTACCCTCAACGCGGATCATTTTAAATGACTCCGGTTTTTGTTGGCCCATACCATCAAACTCCATGTTCGCGGGATAGCTCTTAAAGCTAATCGCCTCGTCCCATTCCATCTCGACAAATCCTTTAGCCGGGATAGTTACCTTGTCGCCTTTGTAGTCTTGCGTAAACGGGTGAACGTTATCATTCCAAACTTTAACCTTGGTACTCACTGAAACTCCTAGTCTGAACAAATAATTTTGTATGAAGCGGCCGCTGCGGTCATCGCAGTGCTATGCTCTATTTTTAAGTACTGAACGTGAACATTGTTCAAAGGAACCACGCATTGCGTGATGCTTGAACTAATGAACTGTGCGCCCGCAGTAGATGAAACTGAGTTCGGCGGATGATTGATACGACGAAACGTATCAGTCGCCAGACCGGCACCATGAAAGTAAACGTCAGTGCCAGATGTCATTGTTGGGATTACAACGCTGATTTTATTATAAGCCTTTTGCAAATCAATATAGCTTGAGAGTGTTGCCCCACAAGCCATTGATACGCTAAAGACCTGTACAGGTCCGTAGCTCATAATTAGTTACCGTAAACGGTTAGGTAAACGCGATCAGCAGAAGTGGCGCCGGTAATTGCAACATTACCAAGGGCAGCCGTTCCAGCTGAAAGGATGTTTGGCTTAAATTTGATAGCGCCACTTGTTGCGGTGTTAATCGCGGTGGACATACCAGAAATGTTTTTCAAACCAGTTGAAAGCTCATATGTTGCAGAGTCAGCGAGCAAATCCCAAACTTGCAAACGCTTATCGCCAACTACGGCTTCTACTACTTTTGTCGCGGTCCAGGCCATATTCACACTCCCTATGAATAAAGTATTTTTTTCTGCGCTTTAGCATCCGCCATTTGCGCGTCTAGCTCGTCGTTGATATTGAACATTCTAAGGCAATCAGCCAAATCCATATAGCGAAAAGCCGCGATGTTACCTTCGGGGTATGATCCGAGACAGCCCCCACTACAATTATAGTATATTCCAGGCGCCCGCATAGCCACCGAGTCAAAATAAGCTTTAAAGTTATAGTAGGACGGCCATGTTTTACGACGTATCCCGTAAACATCTGTACACCACATGACGTGGCCCATATTTGCGTCGTACTTACTATCCCAAGCATGGAACCTATGATCATAACCAAAACAGAAATCTGCACCTGTATAGATAATCTGGTGTGCCGCCAAAATTGACTTAGCAAAGTATAAACACGCACCTAGTACATTCCCACCAGTTGACAAGAAGTGATTAAACTCCTCGATCGCATCTATTTTTTGTATGAGCTCGGCATTCGGTAACGGCGAGTTAAAAAATAGTATCTTGCCTTGCCACTTCTCCAATAAACGCGGATCGGTGGCAATAAAGGCGATAAGTGTTCGGTCCTTCGTGCGAGCCCAGTATTCGTCGACTGGTTTTGTCCCGCCTTCGGTAACTTCTTCGATGGTGACGGGTCCGGCGTCGAGGGTAACGTAGTATTCAGGATTGAGGTCAAGGTCTTCGAAATAATGAAAGTTATGCAAACAAGAAATAAGAGGTATGCGACCGCGATTTTTAAGATCATGCGCGTTACCTTTCAGAGAAGGACCAGAGCCCGCTATGATCGCAGGGCCATACTGGTACTTCTTGAATTCAGAGGAAATGGACCTCTCAGCGAAAGATCCAAACCGGCTTTTATTCGCCGTAATGTTTGCAAGCCAAATGTGCCACCAATGTTTAATTGTTGACTCGTCATTTGAACATGCTTGCTGGTAAAGGGCCCCCGGGGTTGCCGGAGGCCGCTCTATCAGATTTTGGTATTCCAGAATTACTTCTGCTTTTTTCATTACAGCCTATAAAACTGAAATGTACGCCGTGCCTGATGCACCAGATGCAATTGCACCCATTGCTTTAACGGCCGCTGGCGCGACATATCCTGTTGAGATTGTTTTCGCACTAAACTTACCATCAGCGGCAAGAATAAGCAAAGCACCTGCAGCAGCAGATAAGTCAGCACCCATATTTACTTGGCTAAAACCTTTGGTTACAACGTAACCGTAGTAGCCAGTAGCAATGGCAGCATGCTTAACAACGCCGACAAGCAAATCAACAGAAGTTGTAGACGAAACCGTTACCGAGTATCCGCTTACAGCAGAGACGATAACACCGTCGCCAACATTGGCCGTGCTGCTACCCGCGTTGTAAACAAAGACATAGTCCTCGTTACCAACGTGAGCAACATCACCAACGCTCGGGTCATTTACACCCAAAGAGTTAGTCACGAAGCTTGGGCCGACAAAACGAATTGGAGATAAGTTATGCATAGGGCCCCCTTATGCCGCTAGAACGCTAAATTTACCGTGGTATCTGTTGTTGGTAGATGCATAAGCACCTGCCCAGAATACCATAGCAGACTTAACGTTTTGGTTACGTGGACGCTCAAAATCATCCATGCGCATGTCTTCGTCTTTGTGCGCGAAGATATAGAAATATGCTTCGTTTACAAAGAACCAGTGTAACGCAGGACAGTTTGAACACGCTAGAACCGGAATACCGTTAAACATTAGGCTGGTGAAACCTGCTTTAGCAGATTGCTCATCAACGAAACGTTGTTGCGGTTGTAATAGACCCCAATACTTTGAGTACAAAGCTTTAGTGGTATACGCAACGGTTGGCGCTTCAGTGTCCTCAGAACATTGCATGTACAATGTCTCAAGAGCAGTTAGGCCCAAAGTTGTAGTTGCTGCGTCCACTTGACCTTGCCACCAAGAGTTGTTGGTCTGGCTGATGCCACCGATAGTATTTGCAGTCGCTACGATAGCGCGCAAACCGACCGGAGCTTTCGGGTCTGTACCAGCGTTGAAATACGCTAAAGACATGTTTTGACGCATAGTCTTTTCAGCGTTTTTCATTTTGCTTTTTACGAAATCAATAACTTGAGCTTCGCCCATGTTCTTAAGTTCGTCGATACGTGAAATGGTGATTGGAGCTGCACATTGACGCCAGTCCCAGCTAGCGCCTGTGAAGACGTCTGCATCTGAGGTGTTGAGCGTTTCTGCACCGCTGTACCACTGAAAGTTGCCCGCGGCATATTCAAGTGGGGTGATAATTTTAGTTCCGCCGTCTACTTTTTTGTAGCTCTTCTCTTTTGCGCGTTTTAGCTCGGGTGTACCGACGAAAACGTTATCAGCCAATTTTGGCAAGAAGTAGCGTTTAGAGACTGCGGAGATTTGATCAAAGTCTGTAGTTGGCAAAGCCATTGTCATCTCTCCCTGATGATTGTTGTTTTAGATTTAAACTTTTCTTGATGCTGCCAGATCCGCTAAAGCAAATTGTGCGGCGTCATCGTAGCTGTGCGTTTTTGGATTAAAAGCTCGACCCGGAGTACCAGCGGACGGTGTTCGGGAAACCCCAAGTATACCGTTTTTACGCATCTCCTGGTTTTGCTTGATCACTTGCTCTTGCGCAGCTTCTTTTTGTTTCCCGATTAGATTGTCGAAGTACATATGCTTGAAAGCCATCTCGAATTGACCAGGTTTATTGCCTTCTAGGCCCATTTCCTTCATCGTTTCGAGTGTGCGCCATTCAAGGCTACGTCCTTGCTCATCTGAAATCGCGAAATCGACACCAAATTTCTTAGCAACCGTCTCTATTTCAGAGCTAAATTGCTTATCCTCGGCCGCAAACTGAATTTTTTGCTTCTCTGATACAAACTCGTCCTTGAGTCCGCGTAGGTCAGCAAGTTCTTTTTGCAGTGCCTCGAATCTTGGATCTTGCACTTGATTAGATTGTCCCAGATTTTGCCGGTTGTTCCAAGTCTCCTCGACGTGTTTGGCCCATTCTGGGTTCTGCTTAGCAAAGTCGTCGTATTCTTTCCAACGACCTAACTCCTTAGCTTGTTGTTCGTAGGTCTGGTACTTACTGCGTTCTTGATCAAAGCCTTCTCGCTCACGCTTAAGAGCCTCCATCTGTTGGGCATAGTGGTAGCCCATTTGCGCACGCTTTTGCACCATCTCCCACGGTTCGGTAATCTTTTTACCGTTAACTTCGTATTCTAACTTTGATGGGTCGAATGGCGACTGTTGCGGAGCTTGTGCCTCAGGGGCCGCAGCACCAGGTGTTTCCTCTTTTACAGAGGCCAACATTTCTTCAGCGCTTAATTCTTGGTCTTGCATTACTTGTTAACCCCTTACCACGCCTTGAGGACCAGCTGGAATAGCTTTGCCCGCACCGGCTTCAGGACTAACTTGACCAGCAGGCGCAGCGCCTTGGCCACCACTTGTTAACTCAACAATCACCGACTGAAATTGATCAGCGAGACCGTTAAGCTTTTCTGCAGCACCTGGGTTAATGCTAGCAGCCGCTTCAGAGAGCATGCCCATTGCGTTACTGATGTTCGTTACTAAATCAGTGAATTGATCGCCGCCACCCTCTGGGGCTGGTGCGCCTTCTTGTGGTGCGGGTGCCGGGGCACCCATTTGATCCATAGCCATAGAAACTCCCTGTTACTTGGCGGGTGGAGCAGACTGGGCCATTTCAGCCGCGGCCTGCTTCATACGCTGTGTTATTAGTTCTGCATTTGGATACTCCAAACGCTTAAGCACTTCTTCACCGTCGATAATCTGACGGTCAAACAAGTTGAGCACCCGTTGCTCGGTCTCTTGCTTGCTAAACGGTAGTCCTGAGATTGTGTTAACCCGAACATCCATCTCGCCACGAATTTCGTACTCCTTGGCCTCATCTGATGGGACGGTTTGCTGCAAGTCGTTCTTAACGTAGTCACGAACAACAGCGACCCTCTTGGTGCTACCGTCTGGTTGCTCGCGATGTTCCACGTGAAACTTAAAGTACTTATTTGAGCCTTCTTGGTTAGTTAGGCGAAATATTTGCGGTGCGGTGTAATACTGCATAACTCGAGATACATACTGCTCACCAAAGTCACGAAGCATAGAGTCAATATTTCTGACCTTTTGCTTAACCCTCTTTTGAGCGGCGTCGAGTAGGTTCTCAATCGCAGCGTTTGCCGTTACACCAGTCGGGTTAATCCCGCGTGTTACGTCCTGATCACCAGCGGTATCGTTAAACCACTTCTCCATACGGTCCATGAATTGGAAAACCCACGGCTGTAACTGAACACCCTCAACACGTTGCGGTGCAGCATTGGCGTTATGCTCAACAACTAAGCCGGGCTCACTCGTTAAGTGACGGCTATCGGCACCTGACTCAATTGGGTTTAACCAAATCGGGTTACCCATGAGCATAAGAACGTCTAGGCCGAAGTTAACCATCTTATTGAAAGTGGCTTGCGGTCCTTTTAGGTTCTCAAGTTCGTCAATACCGTAAAACTCGCGTGGTAATGCTGAGTTTACAAACCGTTGGAATGGAAACTTAAGGTCATCGTACTCAAGAGGCCCGTCTTCCATGATGAAGTTGTTGATCTTGACGACTTTGCGACCGCGTGGGTATTTCAAGCGGGTAATGTAAAGTGTTTCGCCACCAGCTTCATCTTGTTGCTCGATCTCTTCAGTATCAGACGGCTTAAGGTAGGCGGTTAGTACTAGAACCTTGTCTTTTAGTTCCTCATCAGGACCCTTGCCGTAGGTTAATCGGTCTACTGCAATATCTAGATCGGTGTGTCTTTGAACGTGGAGCGTTTCGGCCGATTTCTTAGCGCGTGATAAGTCGTCCATATCAGGTTTAATTTGAGTAACGTACTTATGGCCCGCGTATTTCTTCTTTATTTTGTCTAAATCCCAAGGCTTTGCGTCAATTGCATACTCGGCCTTCTTATTGATATCGGTCGCATCTGGATCCATATACAAATCAAATGGATCTTTTGCGCCCCAATCGATACCGGGCTTACCAGCTTCAATATTCTCACACCATTCGCAGTGACCAATACCGACTGAGTATAAGTGACCGTCGAGCATGATGCTGAATAGCTCACTCATCCAATCATTCTTTTGCCAATCAGCTTCGAATACTTGGTTTAGGATTTGAGAGAATTCTAAATCTGAGGGGTCTTGTGGTAAGAAACCGACCGTCGGACGAGTATCCATCATTACCGCAGTTTGACCCTGGATAACTCTGAATATCATGTTGATAACTTCACGGTTCTTATAGCTAGGGCGGCGATTACCAAGCTGTTGACCACGATAGAACTTGTAGTTTTCAGCCCATGATTTGTCGTAGCGTTTTCTGTGTTTAGCGGCTTTCTTAAATAGCTTATCGACCTGCTTAGCTAACTCTAGCTCCTCAGGGGTCGGATTAGCCTCATCGTTTCCTTCGGTTGCTTGCGGACGTGGACTATTGGGGTCTAGCTGACCTGTGCCGTAGCTCATTCTATTTTCTCTCCCCTGATGATTTTCTTCATTGCGTATTCGACGGGCTCAAGGGACTTCTCTGTGCGGGCGTCGGCTTCATCATTCAGTTTCTTCTCTTGTGACGCCATGACTTTACTGACGTCCTCGTTACCGACTTCGATTAAACCACGTTCTTTAGCGATACGTTCGCGGTGCTTAGCATTCTTTACGACACACCCCAGCCCAGCGTTGAACTCGGCTTTATCCCAATCAGAGGCCCCATTAAAGTTTACCGCAACCAGATAGCGCTTGCTATCCGACTGGCATTTCGGACAGGTTTCAGGGTCCTCGATGTTTCGGACTGATTTGATTACATCGAAGTGATGGTCGCAGTTGGTGTTTAGACAAGAGTATGGGTACGTAGGCAATTTAGATCGCCCCCGCTTCTTGGTATTTCTTAAGCTTACGCTGCAGGGTTCTGATGCCTATGCCGAGGGTCTTGGCGGTTTTGGTTCTGTTGCCTTCATGGTACTTAAGTACAAAAAAGATATGATCGCGCTCAACTTTAGCCATGGTCGATATGGAAACACCATTATCAGCGTCCCATCTAGCAATGGGATATGTAATCGTATCGATATCTACCATCCCGAGGAACTCCTTGTAGGTCGCCTAATGCGCTCCATGCGCTCGTGTATCGATAGCTTGCGGTCATCACTTTGAGAAATAACCTGCGGCTTCTTACGATGCTCACCTGTATACGTCGCCAACGTGATGTACCTGTTAGCGTCCATTGCGTGGTCGTTTTGTTTGACCGGCAATGTGTCGTCAATATCGTTATCTGCTTTGATCTCTTTATCTGCAGGATAATGATAAGTCTCGTACTCGTCTACAGTATGCTTATTATCACCCCTGAATAGCTTGTAACGACGTGATGCTATTAATGCATAATGTAGGTCTATTCCTACCTTGATATCGTTATCGGCTGGCACCGCAGCAGATCCGTTGTTACCTATGGCCCTGTTGATCTCTAAGATGTAGCCAGGTTCTGACGGGTCACAATAAAACAGCTTAATTGGGTAGGCTTGCAGCTTCGCTTTAATGATCGCAATCATATCGGTGATACCTAAACCTGTGCGGTAGGTCTCGCTTACCTGAAAGTGATCGCCATTGGGTGTAATTGCACGAACTACGATAACAAACGGGGCTGTTGTACCAAAGTCGATACCAGCTACATACTTCGTACCTATTGGTAACTGGAATGGCTCGATCATGTTCGAGTCCTCGTCGAAACACTTATAGACGAGACCCTCCATCTTATTCCACTCACCGCCGAACATAGCGTTGAACCGTGATGGTTCCATGGTTGATTTCATGCGCTCATAGTAGTCACGAGGAAAGTACGGGTTATCGATTGATCTAGCTTTTAGATAAAGAACGTCGGGCCTTGAGTTTGGATCTCGTTGCTTAGGTCGAATAATATCTTTAAATAGCCAATTTAAGGTATAGGGAGATGTCGTGAGCAGTATTGGTGCGCCTTTAAAAGCTGCGCGAGCTTGAATATTTTCCCAAAAATACAGACTGTAGAGTCCGGCCTCATCCCCGTATATTGCTCGAACGTTGGTGATACCGACGATAGAATCAGGGTCCGTTCCAGTTCGGAAATAACATCTCCCTCCGCCATGCATCTCAAACACAGAGTCTTGCCTGTGGAAGTTTCCGTATCCATCCATAAACCTCAAGATCGGTGGTAATGTTGACTGAGCTAATATTTTGTACGTTGGGGATAAAACAATAAAATTGTCAGTTTCCGATGTATTCATATGCATTTGCTGCATTAGCCACAACGCACCGATTGTTGTTTTTCCATATTGCACCCCGGTTGCCAGTACTGTGATAGGACACTTACTACGTAGTGCCAGTTCCTGGGGTAGACTATGTGGAACGAATGTTATCGGTTCGGTCATCCGTGACCTTTGTGATTTACGTTAACAAATGGATCTTAGCCTTAGCTTCGGCTTCGGCTTTTACCCACCCCGCAGCCTCCATCATTTTCTCGTCTAGCTCTTTTATATCATCAAAGTCTTTAACCACGATAACGTAGCACTGACTCTCAAGGAAAAACTCATGCCCAAGGCGAGAGAATTGCTCTGCTAGGTAGGGTTCTTTAACAAGTAGGACTTTGCAACCTTCGTTATTGACTAAGCCACGTACGCGCTCGATAAAGCCTGATTTGAAGGATGTTATTTCGGTTGGTTCGCTCATGTTTTCTTCGTCCTATAATACCCATTCAATTCAGGCACCCACCTACGTTTAGAGTACTTGATGAAGTCGGCTTCGTCGGGGTTCGGGAATATATATTGTTCGTCGGGTATAAGAGACCGTATCTGCGAAACCATAAATTTGAATTCTTCTGGCAATATCGAGTGTGGGTTATCGGGTGTATTCATATCCCTAATCTTGAAATGTTTCTCTATAACCGTCGCCCCAATTTGAGCTGCGGCGAAACATTCTTGCCCTGTAGTTGTGTGGCAAGAATAACCCACCCTGTTACCAAGACGACGTTGCAGTCTATCTACTCCCGCTTTTGATATACAGGCATTATCCGACGGGTAGACAGAAACGCAATACATGGCGGTTAGGTTTGCTTCTGGATAAAGCTCAAACGGCTCCATAATCTCCTGAAACGTACTTCCCCCCGTCGAAAACAGAATCGGCCTGCTAAGCCACACAACCATCTCCCAAATATTTGGATCACTCGTCTCCGCACTCGCAATCTTATGCCGCTTTACATACGGATCTATCATTTGATAGCCAATGGGCGAGAAAGCCGTACACATAAATTCAATTGAAACTTCTTTACACTTATCAGCAAGGATTGGGACCCACTCGAAAGGTAACTCGCCATCCATCTCGCCGTCGTATCCGTATAGTTCTCTGTGTGTGTAAAGTTGGTATTTGACCGCATCCGCACCGCATTCTTTCGCAGCGACGATGCTATCTAGGCAGTCTTGTAGGTTGGTCCAGTTGCTACCCACCTCACAAACGATAAAGGTCATGCGTTCGCCTCCATAATCTGGTTGTTCAATGAGTCAATTTCATCGGCAGCATACTCAAGCGCATCAGCCACTTTTGCTAACGCGTCAACAAACATATCGCCACGCCCGGGAGCTGGCATATTCAGTCGTTTACATGCCTCCTCAAGCCTAAACTCGATAGTTGTTTCATTCAGCTCTTGACGTAATTGTGCTGACATTTCTAGCGTCAGTTCGCCGCGGTCTTCGTGTACGGGTGGGATCATAATCAAACTTTCTAACAAATAAAATTTAACAATAACGTTAACTAAAAAACTTTCTTGAACGAATCACTGATTTTCTTTGCCTTATCTTGGTCTAGTCCCATGCGACGGTCAACAGGAGAAGAGCTACCTGCAGCGGGTTTAGTAACCACAATAGCCGCATCAGATGCACTATCTGACTGATCAGGCTTATCTATTTTCTTGGGGTTAATTGCGCTCATATTAGTCCTCGTCTTTTGTCGTGGTTAGTAGAGTTTGCTCACCATTAGAATACGAAATAAGCACGGGAGTTGCACCTTTATGCTCAACGCGGTCCGTCACTTTTCCGACAATTCGATCCATGAAGAAATTTAATCTCTGATGATCGCCTTGTTCAATTGCAATCTTAGCAACAGATGCGACCATGCGGTGGAATACTGGTTTCGTATCATCAGTGAGAATGTGGTTCAGCGACTCGACGCGCATAGATAAATACTGCCCGAGTATTTCCATGATCATCGTCTTGGTGAGTTTATTTGCTTCTCTGATATCCTCAGGTAGAGGCTTTGGGCCAGCTGGGTTTCCAGACTGTCCTTTTTTGAAACGGGTGTCCTTCTTGGTCATCGTGCCGAAATCCTGCCATAAATTAACCGTGTTGGTTAATGTGTCATGTTTTTAGTATATTAGAAGGTTTGACTTTTTATAAGCCATCTGGTGGGAAAAGTATACAAAAACGATTAACCATTACCTATCCTGCTGCCCTCTTTTGGGTTCGAGTATTTCACGTGCGATCGCTCCCTTGTCTGATGCGGCGGCGTTGTTATCCCAGTTATCGGGGTTTGCATAGAACTTTAGTGCCCGCTCGTATTCGTCGAGCATGGTCCGAAGAAATGTGCAGGCTAGGTCGGTTCCGCATTTCATTATAAGTCCCGAGTATTTCGGGACGCACCTATATTAGATTGGCCGTGTAGTCAACGTAATAGTTGGGGGGAGCCGAAACAGGGCTTTTTACGACTGCTCTTGGACGGTTTTTAAACCTAAACCCTGTTCCGACCGAATTTGTATACAAAAATAACGAATAGTGGGCAACCCATTTTCAGGATTACCCACTGATTAACCTTAAGACCCTGCGTTACTTCACGCAGTAGATGTTGTATCCGGCTGTTGCTAGGACCTGGAACTTATTTGGTAGGCCCGCAGTTTCGGTTGCATACCAGAAATCTGAGTTTACAAGCCAGAAGTTCTGACCTTGTGGGATTGAGGCCGCGATACCGCGTAGACCGTGGTTAATACCCGCGACGGCTTCGGTCCATGTAGGCAAGTGGTAGGCACCTGTACAGGATGCTACGGCTTGAGCGTAATCACCACCACCACCGATTAGCCATTGTTTACCAGTGATGGGGTCCACCCATTGGTTTTTCTTGTTTGTAGCTTCTTCTTCAATAACAGTTGTGACGCCGTCCTGACCGTCAACACCGTCTTTCCCGTCCTTAGCGATTACGTCTAGTACAGACCAGTTACCGGAGTCGCATAGATAGTAGGCTTTCTCAGACCGCACATAAGCGAGCTGGGTATCGTTATCAGCGGTACAGTCCGGTAGCTTAGTGGCCATCGCGACTGAGATACTGTTTAATGCGTCAGAATCGGCTTCTGGGGCGTTTTCCTCGGTTTCCGATACCGTTGCGCCACCTGAGCCGCTATCAGCTCCACAGCCCGTTAAAACACTCGATAGGATAATCATCAAAACTAAGACAGGGGTTAATAAAACGATTGAGTATGACTTAAGGTTTTTCATAGCAGGGTCTCCTTTGTGCTATTGATCTTCTTTTCGGCATCTGCCGCGAAAACCTTACAGCTCAAGGAAAATAAACACCCTAACAATTATGGTAAGTTATCACCTGAGTAATTTTATCCATTTCTTCAAGTCCTCAAAGCCCTCGTTTATAGGGACCCTGGACCCGGTGACTAGGGTTAATATGGTGGGCTGGCCGAATTCGTAGATCACGATTAGGTCGAGGTTTACGATGATCGGCTTACCATCAAGGCTTGTCAGGGTTATGTTATTCACACGATTGGATCGGTTAGTTTTTCGAGGTTTCCGCCGTGGGTATTCCAATAGGTGCGGTATGCGTCAAGTGACCCGATCGCGTTAGATATATCGGTTTGCGTGTAGCTTTTACCCGTTATAACACCGCCTGTTACAGAGCCCGGGATATCGGTATCTACTTCAGCCCAGTCTACTGAGATGGCTGAGTTGTAATCTAGGCCTTGTTCAATAACGGCCCTAAGCGATTTAGCGGCTTTAGCCAGGTCTTCTAGGGCTGCGGTGATTTTAGTAACGTGGATTTGGTTTGCCATGGTTTTTCCTATAGTGAAATCATAACCGCACCAGCTGTCCTATATAGACGTCCGGGGACGCCTGGATCTGATGTCGGTAGGTTTGAAAAATCTATCTTATCGCCATCTACTTGTAGATTCGGGGTATGTAAAAAGGCCGTTGTGCCAAGGCTGCGCGTTGTTGCCGCTGCGTCTAGATAGAGCAAATCGGTGCCGTCAAACTTCTCGACCTTTAGCTCACCGTCAGCGGGGGAGCTTAGAACGGTGCGCGTATCCCAATAGATCTGTCCGTTAGCTCTGATAACACACTGGCCGGCGGAAACAAAAATACCCTGGCCAGCAAAGTTACTGACGTTGTTTCCAAACGTCGCGAGGGTCGTAAGGGTTTGCGCGGTCGAGCCCGATGACCCGGCAACTGTGGTC